ACACAAGGTTGGTTAAATGTAATAGACTCAACATCTAATGCTAGAGCTCAAACTTTTATAACAGCAACAGGTGGAACAATTACAACTTCAGGAGATTACAAAATTCATAAATTTACAGGACCTGGTACTTTTGCAGTGTCTGGAACTTCTGCATGTGCTGCAAATAATATAGTTTCTTATACGGTCGTCGGTGGTGGTGGCGGTGGTGGAGCTTCTGGAGCTGGTGGTGGCGGTGGTGGAGCTGGAGGTTTCAGAGAATATAAAGGACCTGCAGACTGTTATTCAGCAAGTCCCCTTAACGGTAATCCAGGTGGTACTGCAATTACAGTAACTGCAACACCTTATCCAATAACAGTTGGAGCAGGTGGGTCTGCTGGAACTTTTTCCACTACTAGCTATCCAGGTGGAACAATTACAGCAGCAGGTAGTGGTGGCAATTCAGTTTTTTCAACAATAACTTCTACTGGTGGAGGTTTCGGTGCAGGTGACCCAGCTCCTCGAGCTGGAGCTACTGGTGGTTCAGGTGGTGGTGGAGCTAATACTGGTGGAGCAGGAGGAGCAGGTAATACACCTCCTGTAAGTCCGTCTCAAGGTTTTCCTGGCGGTGCTGGAGCCCCTAATACTGGAGGATCTGGTTCTGGTGGCGGTGGTGGAGCAACACAAGTTGGAACTACTATAGCTGGTGGAACACCCGCTGACGGTGGAGATGGAGCAACTACTTCAATCACAGCATCACCAACTGCTTATGGTGGCGGTGGTGGCGGTGGTTCTCATACAGGTGATGATAATGGTTTAGGTGGAACTGGTGGCGGAGGACGAGCTTATGGTCCACCAGCAGAACCACCTTCCCAAGCTGGAACAGCAAACACTGGTGGTGGCGGTGGAGCAGGAACAGCTAGAGGATCTGGTTTTATGGGTAGTGGTGCTGCTGGTGGATCTGGAATTGTAGTTATAAGATATAAATATCAATAAAATATGAAAATTGCTGTGGTGGGAACCGGTACTGTCGGTGTAATGACTGTGTGTCATTTTTTAAGATATGCGGGTGACTTAAAAACAGAAATTACTTGCATATATAATCCTAATAAAAAAATTTTAGGAATAGGTGAAAGTAGTAATGTTCAACTACCTAAATTGCTTTGGGAATCTATAAAATATAATATTCAATTTGATTCTAAAGAACTAGATGCAACAATAAAATATTATGTTTTATATAAAAATTGGAGAAAAATAGATTTTACAAGTCCTATTTTACCTCCTTATTACGCAATGCATTTTAATAATTTTAAATTAAAAGATTTTGTTTTTAAAAGATGTAAAGAAATTTATAAAAATAGGTTTAAAGAATTACATGAAGATGTTTCAAATTTAGAAAGTTTAAAAAATAAATTTGATTATATAATTGATTGTAGGGGTTGGCCAGAATCATATGATGATTATCATGTTTGTAATGCTCTTCCTTTAAATAAATGTTTTGCACATCAAATAAATAAACCAGGTGATTGGAATTTTACCTACCATCAAGCGACTAAAAATGGTTGGATGTTTGGAATACCTCTACAAACAAGACAAGGTTGGGGTTATCTTTTTAATGATAAAATTACTTCTGACGAAGAAGCTTTAAAAGATTTAAGTAATCTTTTAAATAAAGATGTAAAAAAAGAAAATATAAATGAATTTAAATTTAAACCTTATAGAGCTAAAAATTTTTTAAAAGATAGAATTTTAAAAAATGGAAATAGAGCTATTTTTTACGAACCTATTGAAGCTCTTTCAGGTGTAATGTATGACAATATAAACAGATCCTTTTGGGATTACTTACATAATAATAAATCAGAAGATGAATTAAACAATTATTTAGATGATATGGCTATTAGATATGAAAATTTTATATGTTATGCTTATCATGGAGGCTCTAATTTTGATAGTAAATTTTGGAAATATGCAAAGAAAAAAACTTATGAACATATTAATAATAATAATATATGGAAAGAAACAATAAAACATATTAAAGATTTAGATTATAATGGAGACAAAACTTTTCCTTTTATACCTATTTTATGGCACAATCTTGAGAAAAATTTTAAATATAATATATTTACAAAATATAATAAATAATGTAAAAGGATAAACATATGGCACATTTTGCAAAACTAGGAACTAATAATAAAGTTATTCAAGTATTAACACTTGATAATGTTAATATGTTAAATGCTGATGGTGTTGAAGATGAATCAGTAGGTCAACAATATTTAGAAACACATAATAATTGGCCTGCACAAATGTGGATTCAAACATCTTACAATACAGTAGGTAATCAACATACTAATGGTGGTACAGCGTTTAGAGGAAACTATGCAGGGATTGGTTACACTTGGGATGAAGATGATCAAATCTTTTGGCCTAAAAAACCACATGCATCTTGGGTAAAAAATAATACAATTGCTAATTGGGAATCACCAATTGGTGCTGCTCCAGCATTAACAGAAGAACAAAAAGATCAAACTGTAGCTGGAACTCACAGATGGGGTTACAACTGGAATGAAGAAACTCAAGCCTGGGATTTGACAAATAGTCTAGCATAACATATATCGGGTGGTGGTATGCAAAAGAAAGTTTTAACAGAGCAAGCTTTATACTATGGTGATGTTTCAATGCCTAAAGGTTTTGAAATAGATCGAGATAAACTATCAGGCGACATTTTACAATCGACATTTATAAATTCAGAGTTTCCATTCTCAAGAACTTGGGATATGTTGAATACGTATATACGTGAGCATATAAATTTAGAATATGGCTTTCAATTAGTTAATAAAAAAACATTTGGAGATATTTATAAACCTAATCAAATATCACAACCCTTACTAAATATTGATCCAATAGATCTTCGAAACTCACCTGATTATACATTATTGTATGGTGTTAAAACTAATGAATGTATGGTGCGAATATTCTATGACAACAATAGAAGAAAAGGAAAAAGTTGGGATATAGAATTAAAAGATAATATGTTCATTATGTTTCCATCGACAAACATGTATGTTATCTCAAACAATCAAAAAGATTCATTGAATTTTGTTAAAACAATAACTTATGAATATATCTAATTATTATTGGTATTTTACTTCAGCAATACCACCAAAACTATGTGATGACATAATTAATTATGGATTATCACAAGCAGAATCTATGGCAAGAACGGGTGGATATGGTGATAGAGAATTATCTAAACAAGAAATAAAAGATATGAAACGTAAAAGAAATTCAGATCTTGTTTGGTTAAGTGAAACTTGGATATATAAAGAATTACATCCCTACATACATCAAGCTAATAAATCTGCTGGTTGGAATTTTGAATGGGATAGAAGTGAGTCTTGTCAATTTACAAAATATAAACTTAATCAATACTATGATTGGCACTGTGATAGTTGGCATAAACCTTATGATAAACCTAACAATCCAGAAGAACACGGCAAAATTCGAAAGCTATCTATGACTTGTCAATTAACAGATGGTTCAGAATATGAAGGTGGAGAGTTAGAGTTTGATTTTAGAAACTATGATCCACATATGAGAGATGAAAGTCAACATTTAAGAAAAGCAAAAGAGATATTACCTAAAGGATCTATTATTGTCTTTCCATCATTTGTCTGGCATAGAGTTAAACCCGTAACGAAAGGAACGAGATATTCATTGGTAATGTGGAACCTTGGATATCCATTTAAATAATATGATTATTCAAGAATATTTTAAAACACCAATATGGACAGAACAAAAACCTGAATTTGTTAAATCTCTAAATAAAGCTTCCAATGAATATGTTAAAAAAGCTAAAAATTTTCCAGAAGCAAAAGAATATATAAAAAAACATGGAGATTTTGGAAGAAGTTATCATTCAACACCATTAATTATGGATAATAATTTTTTAGATTTTAGAAATTATGTAGGTCAAAAATCTTGGGAGTTTTTAGATTGGCAAGGTTTTGATATGCAACAGTACACAACTATGTTTAGTGAGATGTGGGTGCAAGAGTTTGCTAAAAAAGGTGGTGGTCATCATTCAGCACACGTACATTGGAATCAACATGTATCAGGTTTTTATTTTTTAAAATGTAGTGATAAAACTTCTTATCCTGTATTTCATGAACCGAGAACAGGTGCACGAGCTACAAAATTAAAAATGAAAACAAGTAATGATATATTTCATGGAACTGAATTAATTAATTGTAAAGTACAACCTGGAACTTTAATTATCTTTCCAGGATACTTGGAACATGAATATGTGGTCGATCATGGTATAGAACCGTTTAGATTTATACATTGGAATATACAAGCTGTACCGAAAGAAATGGCTAAAGATGTTTAATTCATTTTTAAATACAGGAATTATTAAAGATAAATTAAATGACGAAGCATTTAATAAATTAAAAATTTATATAAAAAATAAAAAAAACAGATATAATGCTACTTTAGCTGGAAATATATCAGATTCTTTTGCTTTAAAAGATAAAGATGACTGGTTTTTAAAAAATGTTTTATTTTCTTTAATAGATCAATATTCACCGGAAGATATAAATAATATTGTTGGACATCCTTTAACAAAAAATTGTGCTTATGCTTTAGATGGGTTTTGGGTTAATATGCAAAATAAATATGAGTTTAATCCATCACATTGTCACTCAGGGGTTTTATCTTTTGTAGTTTGGGTAGAAATTCCTTCAAGTTATAAAAAAGAAAAAAAATTAAAATTTGTTAGAGAAACTAATGTACCTTGTCCAAATACTTTTGAATTTACTTACACCAATATTTTAGGATCAGTTTGCCAGCAAAAATATCATTTAGAGCCAGAAGACGAAAAAACTATTATATTGTTTCCTTCAAAATTAGTTCATCAAGTATATCCTTTTTATTTATCAAATAAAAAAAGAATAAGTGTTTCTGGAAATATAAAATTAGACCCCACAAAAATAACATGAGTTTTAAAAAAAATAAATATACAGTTATTCGTCAAGCTATATCAAAAGATTTAGCTGCATTTGTTGCAAACTATTTTAATATGCAAAAACAAGTTTATGATACTTGTAGAGCACAAAGATATATTTCACCATTTGAAAATATTATAGGAAGCTATGATGATAGACAAATACCAAACACATACTCTCAATATGCAAATATTGCTATGGAAACTTTAATGTTAAAGTGTCAACCACAAATGGAAAAAATAACAGGATTAAAATTATATCCAGCATATACTTATGCAAGAATATATAAAAAAGGGGATGAATTAAAAAGACACAAAGATAGATTTAGTTGTGAGATATCTACTACAATGAATCTAGGTGGTGATCCTTGGCCTATATATTTAGAGCCATCTGGTAAAGAAGGTATGAAGGGTATTAAAGTAGATTTAAAACAAGGTGATATGTTAGTTTATTCTGGTTGTGAATTAGAGCATTGGAGAAATAAATTTAAAGGCAAAGAATGTGTTCAAGTTTTTTTGCATTATAACAATAAAAAGACTCCTGGATCCAAAGAAAATATGTTTGATAAAAGACCGCATTTAGGTCTTCCATCTTGGTTTAAAAGGTAGTATATTATAATGGAGGCAGTGGACACCACCACATACCACCCGCTGTCTCCTTTATAATATTTGGATATTTATGTTACAAAAACTTAATTTTAAACCTGGTTTTGATAAACAAGTCACTGAGTCTGGAGCTGAATCACAATGGATTGATGGAGACTTTGTTAGATTTAGATACGGTTTACCTGAAAAAATAGGAGGTTGGTCTCAATTAACTTCAAGTAATTTAACTTTACCTGGCGTAGCGAGAGCACAACATGCTTTTACTTCTATTAAAGGAGAGAAATACGTAGCAATTGGTACGTCTCAAGGTTTATTTTTATATGCTAATAATACATTTTATGACATCAGTCCTTTAGATAATGATGTTATTACAGGAGCTACCTTTGATGCAACATCCGGTTCTGCAACAGTTACTGTTAATAAAACAGCGCATGGATTACTTAATGGTAGGTATGTAACATTTACTGCGGTTACAGTTCCAACAGGATCGGGTTATGCTACCTCTGCTTTTACAGATAATACTTTTGAAGTTTTAAATAGAACAGCAAATACTTTTGATATTACAATGCCTTCTAATTCAGCTGGAACTACATCCGGCACTGGATCAGCAACAATTAATCCTTATGAAATTGTTGGCCCTACTTTTCAAACCGGTGGTTTTGGTTGGGGTACCTCTACATGGAGCACTAGTACATGGAACACACCTAGAGCAACTACTAATGTAACCTTAGATCCAGGCCTCTGGAGCCTAGATAACTTTGGTCAAATATTAATTGCAACTATTGGAAATGGTAGAACATTTACTTGGGATGCGGGGGCGGTTAATCCAACAACTAATAGAGCTGCAGTAATGACAGGCGCTCCTACTAAATCAAGATTAACTCAAGTATCGGATAGAGATAGGCACGTGTTTCATTTTGGAACAGAAACAACTATAGGTGATCCTACAACACAAGACCCTATGTTTATAAGATTTTCTAATCAAGAAGACTTTAATACTTATGCTCCAACAGCTACAAACACTGCAGGTACTTTTAGAGTTGATAAAGGTAATGAAATTATTGGAGCTGTATCTGGTAAAGATTATACTTTGGTTTTAACAGATACATCTGCATATGTGATTCAATTCGTTGGTCCACCATTTACTTTTTCTGTAAGACAAGTTGGTACTAACTGTGGATTGATTGGACAGAACGCATTAAGTTATTCCGATGGTAAAGTATTCTGGATGTCAGGTGAAGGTGGATTTTTTATGTTTGATGGTACTGTAAAAAGCATACCTTGTTTAGTAGAAGACTTTGTATTTACAACTAATGGAGATCATTTAGGAATTAATTATACATCAAATCAATTAGTATATGCGGAACATAATTCTTTGTATACAGAGGTTAGCTGGTTTTATCCTAAAGCAAGTTCTTCTCAAATAGATAGGTGTGTTACTTATAATTACACAGAAAATTTATGGACCACGAGTTCGCTTGCAAGAACTAGTTACATAGATCAAGGTGTTTTTGAATTACCCTTTGCAACTGAATATAATAAAACAGGGCTACCTAATTTTCCTATACAAGGTATTACAAACACTTATGGGGCTTCTACTTACTACGAACATGAAAAAGGAGTAGATCAAGTTAATAGTTCAGGTACAACTTCTATTGATGCGTTTATACAATCAGGTGATTATGATATAGCAAGTAGATCAAGTGCTTTAGGAACTCAAACAGGTGTTGCGGACTTTAGAGGAGATGGTGAGTTTATTATGTCAGTTAAAAGATTTATACCTGATTTTCAACTATTAGAAGGTAACTCTAAGATAACTCTAATCCTTAATGATTACCCTAATGGCACAGCTGTAAGTTCTCCACTTGGACCCTTTA